CAGCAGGGGCAGCAGGGGCAGCAGGGGCAGCAGGGGCAGCAGGGGCAGCAGGGGCAGCAGGGGCAGCAGGGGCAGCATTACACTTGTCGCGTATCGCGACAAGCAATCTCATGTCACTGATTGTCAATTCATCTTCATGGCGCTTGCCCCTCTCCAGATTGATCATCGGCGTGAGAACCGATTGTTCTGCTGGCGTAAAGGAATCCCAGAGCGAATCAATCCGCTCTGTGTTTAAGATGCATGTCCGCCCGTTTTGGGCGGTGATCGTCATGGTATTCCCGACGATGACGACGGAAACCGGGTGGACAGAAACGGGAATAGTAGACATAGCGTGATCCTTTCATTTGAGAGCATCTGGCCTCATCAGTAGTGGAGATTACCACTAGACGGTATGGGCGAATACCGTTTCGGCTTTAGTTAACCCAACCTTTTAGCTGGGATACTTTTCCTTCCAATCCGCAAGAGCGGATTGATATTCATCCTCATTCACTTCCGGTTCTGGGGAAACCCCAGATCCGTAGCAGTGTGGGCATTCATCGTATGCCCCTTGTCGGCCCGAACCTTTGCACACTTCACAAAACTTGAAATTGTTCATGGTTTACTCCTTTTCGATGATGACGACGATCTTTTTGTTCTCGCGACGGGAAACCCGTCGCGATGCCAGCTTTGCTTCCTTCCGCAGTAGAGCGGTTCCCTTCTTCCCGCGTAGGAAGGCGGGAATGTGAATGACAAACCCTTTCTGAGACATGACGTTTCCCATTTTGCTTTCGACAATTTGGCCGGTCGGAATGACCGTTTCTAGGATGCGCCCCGTAGAGGCATTGTCGTTGCATCCCACATTCAGGGGTTGAACCGTCATCGTTCAACCCCCTTGCATTCTGCATTCCCGAACACTCTGGTACGCTGTCGGGAATTTACTTTGTTCCATCCTGAACCGTTTAGGCTATACGACGCTCCGGGTGACAGTGTCTGTGTTGCGAAGGAATGCCTTCTCTGTCAAATGCCGTACCTTTCGTGCATCGGGCAGGGATTTAAAACCGATGGTATGGGTTTGTCGGTTGAATCGGATAGCGTTCGGGATCGTGATCGTTCGCCTTTCGGGGTGTCTGTGTTGCGAAGGAATGCCTTCTCCCCGATTGGCTAGCTTTCACGGTCGGATCTAATTCGGGGTGTCTTTGTTGCGAAGGAATGCCCTCTCCCCGAACCAACCGCCCTAGGCTATTGCCCTGACGTTAGGTAACGTCGTCGGATGGGATACCTAATTGTCAAAGAGCGATTGTCGGGAGGTTATCCCTGTCCTTCCCTGTCAGCGGGAGAGACTCGCGTTGTTCAACTCCAACTTTCCCCAGTCTAGGTACTGGGGAATTTTGTGTCAAGGGGGATTATTTAAACATCCTCCTTTTTTTAGGACAGAAGACGGGCGATCAGGTCAAGGGCAGCGGTTCCCTTCCCCTTGCTCATTGGCTCCATCTTGGAACCGATCAACCGCTTCCGTAACTCTTCAATCAACGCCGAACTAGCGGCGTTCGTGAGGCGTTCCTTGACGGGCGGGATGGCAGTAGCAACCGGGATGGCAGTAGCAACCGGGATGGCAGTAGCAACCGGGATGGCAGTAGCAACCGGGATGGCAGGAACAGGTGCAGGAACAGGTGCAGGAACAGGTGCAGGGGCATCCCACCCATCCGTCGCATCATCGGCAGCGACCGGAGCAACAGCAGGTGCAGGGGCAGGGGCATCAGTGACGACGATTAAAGCCCCCCTCCCGCGCTTTCCGTTGTGGTGGACAAGCCCGGTTTCGACCACCTCTTCGATATCCTTGTCCGTGAAACCGGCTTTCAGAATGGCCGATTTGCTCATCCCGCCGGCCTCACGGATGCGAGCAATTAGGAGATCGACGGAGCGAGTATCCGTGACGACGGGCGCAGGGGCAGACATGACAGGGGGGGCTTTTTCCTCCGTCAACACTTTCCCCACAACAGGACCTGTGGAATCTGAATAGCTAGAGAGAGAATCTTCCAAGAGCGAGAGCGCTTCACGGGCATCTGACTTGGGCGCAAATCCGTTGAGGGAAAGGAAGGCGTTGATGCGGCGCATCATCACCCGGATCCCTTCGATACCAGTCGGGAGGGTGAGGGTAACGGTGGCGGTGGTGGCGGTCATCAGAGAGACTCCCTTTCAAGGTGAGCAATTAGCCTAGTCAACGCGACTAGTTTCTAGGATACGCCCCGTAGCGGCTTGCTCATGTATCCCTACCAAATCCCCCTACGGACGGATTTGGCACGCATGCTTATGCGTTGATTCGTTAATCCTCCAATCGGACTAGCCCCAGTGGAACTTCCGCTACACCGATTAGATCCTTCCCCGTCAACGAACATGTCCCGCAGATGAACGAAATCCGGGCCGTTTTCATGCATCCCAGGTTTTCAACCCGAACGATGTAACCGTAGGTTTTCACCATTTCCCCCTCACATAACCGGGTGAAGGACACCCAATCCCCGCTCTTGACCGCGTTGTAGATGCTGTTGATCGCCATTGTCCAGCTCCCTTGTGCTCGTGTTTCCGTTTCACCTATCGACCGTCCTACGCTCCATCTTAAGATTGTTTCCCCAGTCTGTCAAGGGGGGAAAATCGGAATTTTGCCAAAATCAATTTCCCCTGTAATTGTGCAGGGGAATACAGAGGGGACCGCTCCGATTGGAGATGGACACAGAGGCAGGGAATGAGTGTGGGGGATTGAAATAAAGGTGGTTACAGAGAGGTAAAATTTGTAACTCAATACAACTGGTTAGAAAGAGGTGAAATTTGTAACTGGTTAGAAAGAGGTAAAATTTGTAACCGGGCATAGAGAGATAAAATTAGTAGGTGGTTAGAAAGAGATGCCTACAGAGATGGAGATAGTGCTATAGTCTCCCACGGAATGCTCTTTACCCTAGGGGGGTGGCTCTTAACGTGGATTTTGCTTTTATTTTCACAAATGAATTCGGTTTTCCTATTGTGTATAAATTTTATTCGGGTAATTACTTAATGGGGGTGCTATATAAGTAAGGAGTTGACCGTGGTGAAGTATAAGCTGGGAAAAGGTGGTTTAAAGGGGTATAGGATCGGAGATGACGGGAGCGTGTGGTCGAATAAAAGGGGTGAATGGAGGAAGTTGAAGCCTCAGTTGATAGCGGAGAAAGGGTACGGGTATGTCGGATATAGGTTATTTCACAGCGAGTTTGGGGCGAAGACTTATTACGCCCACCTGTTGGTTTTAACGGCGTTCATCGGACCAAGGCCGGAAGGAATGCAAGGGTGTCACAAGAATGGTGATAGGGGGGATAACCGGTTAAGTAATTTGAAATGGGGCACCCATTTGGAGAACTTTCTCGATAAGTGCCATCACGGTACGACGCGGTTAACGCCTGAGAGGGTGTGGAAAATAAGGGAGGACGTGGGAGGTGGGATGCGGGTGTGTGATGCGGCCCGGAAACACGGGGTTTCACCCAGGACCATACGGGAAATCAGGGATGGGAGAACTTGGGGGTGGTTGAAATGAATTTGATTTTTTGAAAATAAAAGGGGGATTATTACTTAATAATCCCCCTTTTTATTTGATTTTGTCAAAATAAATGACGCTAGGATTTGGCGTACCTCACCAGGGCTGTACTGAGGGCGAGCATGGCCTTGGTACTGGTTTCGTAGCTCAGAATAGTCGGATTGCTTTCATCATCTGCGAAACCGTACATTTTCACCGCCTTCAGATGTTCCCACACGTCATTGCTGATCAGACAATTACTCGGTTGGTAGTCGGTACTGAGCGTCGGAGAGTTCCGCCACACACACCAAGAGGAGATCCTCACGCTGTTTGACCACCGACTGGTTACAGAAACAATGTGAGGTGCCCGGTCTTTCGGAAACACGGACATGATCGGAAACCGCTTGATGAGGTTTTTCCCGCAGAACCGCCATTGTTCGTAACTGGGGAGGATGATGTCAGGGAAGCCCCGTTCATACGTCATCAAACACGGGGCTTCCCCGAACTCGTCTTTCAACCATTTTGCCGCGTTGGTGACGCCGTTTACGGCTGAGTCCAGCAACTTCCACTTACGGGCGCGGGCGTTTACGATCACGCCGTTTGAGTCCCACGCAAAGTCAGTGAGCTTGCATTTGCTTTTCTCAAATGCTTCGTTCAACCCTCTGGTGTAGCATGACGAACCCTGGCATTTGCACGTTTTAGCAAGGTCTGACATGGCGATCTGTAGGCGTATCAGTTCCGCCCTGTCCGGGTCACCATGATCCAGATGCCAGTCGGCGTACACCAGACGCCGGGCGTTGTCTTCTGGGTGGGCGACGATGTCAGCAATCAGGTTTTGTTTTTCGCAAAGCAAACCGGTCATGGGTGCCACCAAACTTTATTTTTGCAAAAATAAAAGTGATTTTGCCATTTCAATCAGGGTGTCAGACAACGCCCCTAACGCCCTGGCTTTACAATCATAAAACAGACAACCACCCATCTCCATGTAGTGTTGGTGTTGCTTTTTCAAAAAATGCCACACGTTGGACTGTAACTCAAATCTGGTAGGTGGGATCTCTTGGTGCGATTGTTTAAGCATCCACCCGAAGCTACCGGTATCGACACCGCCTATATAGCCTATTTGATTTGCATTATCGTTATACCACCCCGACGCTGCGGGTTCTTTATCTTTCAGTCTGATGTCAGTCACTGGAAGTTGTTTCACCAGTTTACCACCGATTTTCTCCCAAGCGTTTAGAGTGAGTTCTACATAAGACGGGAAACCGTTGTTGTAATAGATCTCACAAGTGCCATAATCATGCCTCCCGAACTCTTCAACTAACCAATTTAAAAGACTGCCGTCAGAGGTCAGCCGCAGCATCGCGTCGGTAGAGCTTTCCCCATTCCACCGGAATGTCATCATTTTACAGTTCGTTCTCACGGTACATGGGTGTCTGGGGTGGCGGGGGTCTGTATTGCCACAAGCGCAGTTTTTAAACCAGTCCGATATGGCGATTTGCAGGCGGATTAACTCAGCACGGTTCGGGTCACCGTACTCTTCACACCAGTCAGCGTAAATGAGCCGCTTCGTCACGTCGTTCGGACTTTCGATAATGCCGTTCAGTAGGTTTTGTTTTTCACAAAGCAAATCGGTCATGGCGTGTTCTCCGGTGGCATGGGTTGAGTCACGGCCCGCCACCATCGGTGGGGGTAGTGAACCGCCGTTTGCATTCCCTTTTTATGAGGGTCGCGGGTGATGAAGTAGGTGGGGCGGCATTCAACTACGAACACCGTCACTTCATCACCCGCGTTCAGTCCGTACCCCTGCTTTTTTATTTTTACAAAATGCCCCACGTCACCGTGGTTAACCTCTCTGGGACAGGTCATGTCGCCCTCTTTTGTAAAAATAAAACTAATCACCGCTGACAGGTTTGTCTTTAATCTTGATCATCTCACGGAGGTTATCGAAAACCGCTTTCGCGGCGATCTTGCTAAACGGAGAATGTCCGGCATCTTTCTCTTCAATCATGTAGACAGTACCCAGTTTCCACACGGCGAACTCCTCATCGGTGGTGCAGAGGATGAGGTTCAGATTGCCGAAGCGGATGGGCAGTTCTCCCCCGGACAGTTTCAGCAGTTGTTCCACCGTGTGGTGGTCTGTCCGCACCACCAGATCAATGTCACTGTCTTGTTTGGCTTTACCGTAAACGCGACTGCCGGTGATGAATGCTATCATCGTTGGTATCCAGTTAAGTTATTGGGATTATCGAAGTGTCGACACAGCTAAACCCTTTGTGTCGGCAAGTCACGTCAGTGACTCCAGGGATTTAGCGATTGCATTGAATTTTTGGGCGATAAACCATTCGCCGGCTGACTGCTTCGCGTCGGACATCGCCCGGACGGCGGCGATTAGTCGCAACCGCTCGTCGGCTACGGCGCGGGCGGCTACCTCACTATCCTGTACCCGGTCACCGAACAGGCGAGTCAGTTCGGCATTATCAGCCTTGAGGGAGGTGTTTTCAGCTTTGAGTCGTTTAATCATCGTCAGTAGTGTGTCGCCGGTAAGTGGTTGGACCTCTTCCGGTTCACCCTGCAAGACGGCTTGTGCGAAACTGCCAAGGATGACGATGACAAAAGTGTCGCTAGTCCATGACCCTCCAACCTCCGCACCGTCAACCCCATTGACGGTGATAAAATATTCACCTTTTGTTTCGACATCGCAGGGAACGCCGTCAGAATCTTTCAAGTTGTTGATATCGATTGACTCACTCATATTTTATCTCCATTAAATATAAGGCTTTGTGCAGGGCGAATACGCCATCCCGCACCGTGGCGTAACTCTTCCAGTAGTCTTCACAAGTGCTTCTAGCGTCAGGCAGGGTGTGGAACAGATAACTCGGCAGATTGTCGGGATCGCGGCTGGGGTATTTTTCTTGGTTGAACCATGTAATTCCTTCTTGCATTGACCGATCCAAATACGGCAAATAACCATTCCGCGCCATCCACTCCCAGGCGTGGGCTAACTGGTCTTCATGCTGGTCGCGGACCTGCGCCCCCTGGCTGGCTAGCCGGCGTGGGGCAGATCGCCAATCCTGCCCGCCTCCGGCTCACCTCGTTTTCTTAATCTTTCCAGCTTGCTAGCGACCCATACGTCGGAGCAGGTTCCGTGCGGCCGTCGCAGTTGAACATACCACCCGCCTGCAAGCCCCTCGAAAACGTAATCAACCACGCATTCGCGTCCGGCGTCAATGTTGCCCGGCTTGACCCTGACGCGGTCGCCTGATTTGAGATTTGGCTTGTGCAAATTTCACCCCTTCCCCAACAAGAGGTCAATCGTGGTCATGATCCACCCTCGCGACCGACCTCGACGTGGACGACATCAACCCGATGTTTCGCAATTTTTACGATTTCATGTGTCGGCGGAGACACATCAACCCGTGGCACTTTGACGAAAAGAATAACTTGACAGATGGGGGACGGTGGCCCCATGAGCCGGTCATGCTCCGGGTCGATTACGTTGATCACGTCGCCCACCCGACCGTCAGGGAGTTTTACCGTCACTCTGGCGTCACGCATCGCTGACATGGTTCACTCCTTACCCAAAATAAGGTCGATTATGTGACGTGCTTCCACGCCTTGCCTGTCGCTATGCTGTTCAAAGTTGATTGGGAGACTCCGAATTGCTTAGACAGGCTCAATTGACTTCGTCCCGTAGCTAACAGTCGTTTTATCTCTCTGACATCACTTTCAAAAAGTCTAGATGTTTTTACGTCTTCACCACGGGGGATCCGCCGACGTGTAACTGTCGCTCCCTTAGCTTGTCGCCCTTTTGACACTTTATCAGCGATGTTGTCTTGGTTAGAGCCTGAAAACAAATGGGAAGGACGAACACACGCCGGATTGTCACAGCGATGCAATACGCAAATCCCCTCTATGCTACCCACACACATGTCGTAAACTAGCCGGTGGACTGCCACGGTTCTTTCAGGCCAAGGGTGGTTTTTTAGGTGGATGACGCCATAGCCTTTCTGATTAGTAGCCCCCTGCCATTCCCAACACTCCCCTACTACTTTAACTTTTTCAGCTATGCGGAACAAAACGTACCCAGCGGCTAGTCCGCTTTTAACACCTCTGGGGTTGAAAAATGCTTCCATTTGATTTTCTCTAATTAGGCGACCACCCAAATTGTAGATCAAGCCCTATTTAAAATCAAGTCCACGGACCAACAACCCCGGTAGTGCGGACCCGGCGAGCGGAGGTGGGCGAGCAGGGGGTGAGGGGCGCGGCCAAAGCAACACCCATTCACGTCGCACGGCCTAGTCTTCGATGCGGACGTTAGGCTTAACTTACCGAACCAGCCGTGTCCGCCACACCGTCCGCAATCCACGTCAGTAGGAAACTCCGCCTCTTCCAGGGCGTCGGACAGGGCCAAGAGGCAGCCGGTGTCCAGGGTGCCGTCGTCGAGCCGGTGCTCGTAAGCCGCTTCGGCCAGCGACACCACGTCGGCGGTGAGCCAACCCGGAGACAGCGCCGCCGGCTGCCACGGGTTACCGATCAGGTCGCGGAGGAGGGCGCCCCGTGCGGCGGCCCATGCGGCGGCCTGTGCGGCGGCCCGTGCGGTGTCCCGTGCGGCGGCCCATGCGGTGGCCCGTGCGGCGTCCCGTGCGGCGGCCCATGTGGCGTCCCGTGCGGCGTCCCGTGTGGCGTCCCGTGCGGCGGCCAACTCGTCGTCCGTGACCAGGCCGTCAGCGTGGCGCTCCGCCGCCTCCACCGCCGCCCGGCTCCGCGCGTCGGTCAGCAGCGGCCAGATTCGGCGGCAGCACGCCGCCGCGAACAGCCGCAGCTTGCGGTCGCTGATCTTGTCGCCCAGCCACGCCAGCATCGCCGCCGGGTCTACGGAGGCCAGCCACTCAGCCTCGGTCATAGTTTTCTCCAGCGACCACCACGCCACTAACCCCTCAGATAACGGGTTCACGGTCCCACTCACTGGCCACCTCCTTGGTCTTCAGATGGCTGAATAGCCGGTCTATAACTGTTGCCACGTTTCTGGTTTCACCGGACTCGACTCCGTCTGGCCTCAAGTCGCCCCAGGCCAGTGAGTAACCAGTCTTGGCGGTAACGCTGAACTGGTATCTATCGTAATCCAAGCCCCACAACATCACACACTCGCCGGCTTCCGGCCCGCTCACGTTGTCCGGGGGCGGCAGTAATGCTCCCCGGCACCGTGATAAGAACTCCTTTGCTATATCGGCTGACCTCATCGCCGCCGTTAACCGCCCTATGAACTCGCTATAATGATCGGCGTCAGTCACTGACCACCTCCCTATTGATTTTTTTTTACAAATCACCGTTCGCCAACAGGCTTAGTTCGATCATCTGGGATTCGTTTGATAATGGTGTGTATGGCACCATGCTCAATACGCCCCACTGTGAATAACACGATTTCTTGAGCGACTGGATCGTAATACCGATAAATTTTTACATCACCGGCTTGACAGGCTAGTTCTGGTGTTGTGAAGCTCCCTTTAGGTGGAACAGGTGAGTTATTTGTTTTGCACAAATTCACCCCTATGACTCCAACCATAAATCCGACAACTGCCCCGTAGATCGCATTTCTATCCATTGTTTTGCCCTTTAACACTGTGACACAGGACTTACTTTCGCCACAATCTATGTGGCGTCTACAATAGTAAAGTGCGCTCACTTAGACACAATCACGGTATGAGGTGTTCGATGGCTATTAGAAAGAAAACGCAGGCCCCCATTTGGGATGATTCTTATTATGTGAAGATTTATCGGTTGGCTTTTAATGGGGCGTCTGACTTAATGATTGCAAAAAATATGGGAGTCAGTCTCAACGCATTCCGTAAATGGATTGAAGAAAAGCCTGCTGTGGCTGATGCATTGGATCAGGGACGTAAATCCCGACGCGGTTCAGACGGGTTCAAGGAATTTATGCGACATGTGTCGGAAAAGATTCCTGCCAGTTTGAAAAGCCTGTGGGAAAAACTCAGTTCCCCAAATGAAGAAGTTCGGCAGGACACTATTACGGATGAAAAAGAGTACACCACACGGAAAGTTCAACGTCTTTTTATTCACGCTTTCATCGCCATGAATTTTGACAGAGCAGCGGCTTGCAGGGCGGTTGGAATTGATTTTGGCAAATTAATAAGTTGGAAAACTAAAGATAAGAAATTTAAGAAATTGTATGATTTTTTAGTCACTGAAGCCAAAGGTGATTTTTACGAGAGTGCGCTGCTGGATCTTGTTGCGGTGCGGGACAGTTCGGCTGTGATTTTTGCAAATAGAACTTTTAATAAGGATCGTGGCTATGGCAATCAGTTGACCGTGAAGATGCAGGGTGAGGTTGAACATAAGCACAGTGTCCCTCTCAAAGAACTCTCTCAAGAGACGAAGCGGAAGATGCTGGAAGAGATCAGGAGTAAAAAACTCGCTCTTGAAGACCGCACTTCTGGTAAGGTCATTGATGCGGAGTTTGTTGTAAAAAGCAAAACTGCTGAGTAGGACTGTACTGATGCTTACTTTACAAAAAGACGAAAAAACCAGACTTATTGATAATAATCGAACGAAAATTGAACAAATTGTTAAATTATCACCAGATATAGAGATTAGCGAAGACGAGCTATGTGCTGATCTGTGCCGGGAATCTTTCTTTGATTTCGTCAAAGAATTCTGGGGCGAGATCATCGATGAAGACCCGGTATGGAACTGGCACATTGAATTCCTTTGTAAGGAGTTTCAACGGATCGCGGAGCGGGTGTTTTCCGGGTTGCCGCTCGACGCGGATACCACGGTTAACATTTCCCCCGGTACGACAAAGTCCACGATCATTTCGATCATGTTTCCCGCTTGGATCTGGACACGGATGCCAAGCGCCAGGATTGTGAACGCCAGTTACGCTCATGACATTGCGATGGACATGGCGTCTAAGTCCCGTGACGTGATTACTTCTGATAAGTACAGGAGGTTGTTTCCAGAGATCCAGATCCGTGATGACACCAATGCTAAAGCGAATTATGTAAACACCTTGAAAGGCCAGCGGTACGCTTGTGGTACTGGCGGGCAGATCATGGGTAAGCACTTTCATTTCATTATTGTCGATGATCCGTTGAACGCGGAACAGGCGGCGAGTGAAGCGGAACTCACCCGTGCTAACCGATGGATGGAGCGTACCCTACCGTCTCGTAAAGTTAATAAAAAGATTACCCCGACGATTCTCATCATGCAACGGTTGCATGAGAATGACCCGACTGGCGCAAGACTTGCCAGAGCGGAAGCGGGGATGCCTCATAACCACATCTGCCTGCCGGCAGAGTTGGGTGATAACGTAAAGCCTGAATACTGCCGTGATTATTATGTTGATGGGCTAATGGATCCGATCCGCCTGGATGCGGAGGTTTTGCAACGGGTAGAGCAGGAGCAGGGTGAGTTTGTTCTGGCCAGTCAGTATGGACAAACGCCGATCCCAGAGGGGACGGCGATGTTTCATATTGGGAAGATCCGTGCTGATAAGCCGCCCGCGAAGTATGTGCGGATGTGTCGGGCGTGGGACAAAGCCGGAACTGAAGGTGGTGGAGCTTTCACGGTTGGTACTTTAATGGGGATTGATGACGCCGGAACGTACTGGATCGTTGACGTTATCCGCGTTCAATATGACTCAGGCAGGCGTGAGAGACTTATCCGATCAACCGCCGAAAAAGATGGCAAACATGTTGTGATCGCCATTGAACAAGAGCCTGGGAGTGGTGGTAAACATAGTGCCCAATCCAGTGTCAAAAACCTTGCCGGGTTTACCGTCAAAATTGTTCCGGTGGGGAAATCGGACGGTGACAAGATCGCTAGGGCAGATCCATTTTCAACTCAAGTTAACAATGGGAATGTGTGTATTGTTGAAGCTGATTGGAATAAAGTTTGGAGAAATGAGTTGCGATATTTCCCATTCAGTAAGTTCAAAGATCAGGTTGATTCAGCCGCATTAGCGTTCAATGTCCTATCAAATAGAAAACGGAAGCTTGGCGGTGGTGGGCTTTTGCGTAAAGCAAGATAGTAGTTTGATATTAATCTTGTAGATTAACCTTATAAGAGGATTCAACATGGTTGTTAAGCACAAGTCAGTTCGTAATAACAGCAAATCAACAAAGAATATGACCTTGCGGCAAGCCATGCTGGTCATGAACGAGGCCGCACACTCCATCGGATCACTGATCCGTGATCGTCGCGCTGCTGGTGGGATGAACCCCGATCCGCGACGAGATATTGATAAAGAGTGTGGGTATGAACCAAACCCCACCAAAGAGGATTTCAAAGAACTTTATGACCGATTCGGACTCGCCGCCCGAATTGTGAACTTGTTGCCGGACGAATGTTTTTCCGTGAACCCTGATGTTTATGAGACTGAACGTCCGCGAGATACCGCTTTTGAGAAAAAGTACAAAGCGTTTATTAAGCATCCTGATTTGAATTTCAATTACTACTATCGGAAAGTCGATGCCCTATCAGGTATCGGCCGCTTTGGTGGATTGCTTTTTGGGGTTAATGACGGAAAACCACTTGATACGTTGTTGGATGGGATGTTGGAAAATGGCAGGATGACGGAACAACGACCTGAAGGCCGGGAGTTGTTGTACGTCCGTGCTTTTGATGAGTCACTGGTTCGGGTGAAAACCACTAATAACGATCCGTTGAATCCCCGGTATGGTATGCCTCAAGTCTATGAGTTGACGTTAGAAGAGGCAGACCCAACGGGAACAGTTAAAGTCACCCACCGCGACGTTCACTGGTCCCGAATTCTTCATGTCGCGGAATCGGCAAAATGTGCTTCAGAGATTTACGCGGACAGCCGTTTGCGAAAAGTAAATGAGCCGCTGTATGACGTTCGCAAGATTCTGGGCGGTTCGGCTGAAATGTTCTGGAAAGGCGGGTTCCCCGGAATTGCCGCCACCGTAGACCCACGATTCTTGGAAGCCGGCAACGGCATTGAAGTTGATGAAGAGACGATCACCGATGAAATGCAGCGATTCATGGAAGGGTTGCAGCGTTACATTCTCGGCGTCGGTTTCCAGATCAATAGCCTTTCGCCTCAAGTGGCGGACCCAACTGCTCACTTGATGATGCAATTCACCGTCATTGCGATGTCCATTGGCATCCCACTCCGCGTGTTCATGGGGAGTGAAGAAGCAAAGCTGGCTTCTGGTCAGGACATGAAGGCTTGGAATCGCCGTATTGTCAGTAGGCAGAACGACTATCTGACACCAAAAATCATCCGGCCTTTTGTATTCCGTTTGATTGCGAGTGGTGTTTTGCCGCCTACGAAACAGACTGATGAATTCGGCTTCCCTGTTTTCAATGTGTTTTGGCCCGACGTGGCGATGCCTGATGATAACGAGAAATCGACGGTGGCGGATCGTCGCGCGGCAGCACTGTTGAAGTTCGTTACGGGCAAATGCTATCAGGTTATGCAGCCGTCTGATTTCCTTCGATTCGTACTCGGGTACGATCCGGCGGAAATTGATGTTATCATGGAAAACATCAAGAAATCACCTGAAATCGAGTTCAAGGATGATCAAGGCAAATCGGAGGATGATAATGGTGATCCTAAGAAGCCTGCTGACTCAGGCGTTAATGGGAAGCCCCCAAGTGACACAAGGGTGGACGCCATTAAATGATTTGGTGGGGCGGGGTTTCCGCTTCTTGCTCAACGTTTTGCCATTTTTGGAGGGCGAAATGCCGGAAAGTCAATCGGTATGGACTATGATAGTCACGGCTTTGGGCGTAGGTTTAGTGGCTGTGATTACTTTGTTTTTCAATGAATTAAAAGTTGTCGTGGCTGATTGGTTTGCTGCATTGCGTAAGAGGTTGAAGAGAGAATCCTACGCGGCGAGAATCACAGCTATTGCAAAGTTTATGACTGCGATTGAAGCCTTGAGGGAAGTCCCACAGGTAGATCGGGTTATTGTGTATCGTGGGCACAACTGCGGTGGGATGCCAACTCCGGGCAAGCCCTTTTTTGTGAGGGCTTTTTACGGATGGTCGAAAGATAAAAATAAAGATCCGATGGATCGGTATGATTTTGAAATCTCTGTTGATCTTCATTACATGAAGGTGCTTGAAGAGGTACTTATCACCGACAAAGGAGGTTTGTCGAAACAAAAAGTATCAGAGATGCCTGAAGGCTCACGATTACGAATGTTTTATGAAAATGAGGGGGTCGTTGAAAGTCGTCTTTACTTCTTGGCGGTAGTTGAGGAAGAATTACTGTACTGTTCAGTCGCTTCTTATAAAGAGCCATTCTCAGCAGGTTGTGCGAATGAAATCGATCTTCGCATTGAACAACTCAGGTCAGCGTTGGATGATCGGATTAACAAGTATTAAGGGAGACGGTATGAAAGCGCTCAAGTGGAGTCTTATCGGTTTGATGTTCATGGGCGTGACTATTGCCGCCCCTCCGAAGGCAGTTAAATCAGTCCCTTTGGAGATCAAAGGGGACACGATCACTGTCGTTAAATCGTTTCCTTGCACGATCACGGCTGGAGGTGGCTCTCAAGTTTACATCTGGAGTGTGCCGGATGCCGTAAAGGCCACCAGTCTGGATAACGTTTTGACGATTACTGCTGCCCCTAAAGGCACTCACCGCATCGGCGTAGTTGGGATTACCGTTGATTTTGAAAATAAAAAGGTGGTGAAGGACACAGGCGAGACTTATCTAGCTGTTGGCGATGTTCCCACCCCTCCTGGGCCTGGGCCTGGGCCGACGCCGCCCGGTCCTTTAAGCCCCTTGGCGAAATCCTTTAAAGATGCTGCTGCGGGTGACAGTGCTAGTCTCGTTGCACTCGCTGCCTTTTGGGGCGAGGCGGGTTCTTATCTTGATGATGAATCCATCACTAACCCGAAACAACTGCGGGATAGGATGAGGGCGGACGCCGTCAAGATGGTTCCTGCGACTAAGCTAGTTAAGGTCCGTGAGTTGATTGCTGACGAGTGGGATAAGGACATCAAACTGCCGGAAAATCAGACCTTCACCGTGGATCATAAGCAAGTAATTCGGGCGTTCATTAAGCGGATGGCAGCGGCACTTGAGGAGGCGTCCAAATGAGTTTGTTCAGCGTCATGTCTGAGATGGGGCAAGCGTTCATGACCGGTTGGGTTAATGACCCTGCTGCCGTCGAAGCGGCTTTGCCTATTATCGAAGCCCGGCAGGGTTCGCCGGTCATGTTTTCCTCCACCCCATTGAATTCGGAAGCGGAGGATGACGGGCCAGTCCGCTTTTGGGATTGGGAACTTGCTGTACTCAACGCCATTCAGAAGTCATGGAATCAGAAACAAGTCGGAAGTTGCGTGTCTTTCGGATGGGGGCGTGGCGCTGATGATTTGATCGGTACGATGGCGGCGAGAGGGCTTATCGATTGGCCCGGATTCCACGTCGCTACGGAACCGATTTACGGCGGTTCCCGCGTAGAAGTTGGTGGTGGTCGTATCGGTGGCGACGGCAGCGTCGGCGCGTGGGCGGCTGAATGGGTGTCACGTTGGGGGATTTTGCTTCGTAAAAAGTACGGATCACATGATCTAACGGAGTACAGTGAATCACGTTGCCGTCAATACGGTGACCGTGGTTGCCCCGATGACCTTGAGCCAGAGGCCAAGCTTTACCCCATCAAAACCGTCGCCATGATCACTTCTGCGGAAGAGGCGTGGAAGACGGTTGGCTCTGGTAATCCGTTCGTCATTTGTTCTAACCGTGGCTTCACTACGACCTTGAAGGAGGGGTTTTGCGATCCTTCGGGAACTTGGAACCACTGCATGTTGGGGCGTGGTAGGGTTCTTGCGAAACGTGGTGGCAGCACGGTTCGTGCTTTCCCGATTCAGAATTCCTGGGATGATTATCTTCGTGGTGACCCTTATTACATCGACGCATTGACCGGTGATAAGGTCCAACTCCCGGCCGGTTGCTTTTTGGCTGAGTGGGAAGTCGTTGATAAGATGCTACGGCAGAAAGACAGCTTTACGATCACGGACCAACAAGGCTTTAAAAAGCGTGAGCCGTTCCGTTTCGTCGTTTGATGGAGGTTGCCGATGGTTGCTTTGATTGCGTTGGCGTTTTTGATCCCTTCTGGCGATAGGATTCGCATGAAGGCGCGTGCGGTGGTGGTGGTGTCCACCTCTATTAATGGCGCGAAGTCGTCGCAAGTTTGTCGGTGTGGGAGCAACTGCCCACTCGGTAAAAATTGTGGGGAGAATTGTGCTTGTGCGGCAGAGCCGCAAGGTAAGCCGGAAGGATCTGGGTGGCAGTGGGATTCGTCCCGTAAGTGTTGGTGGCGGGTTCTATCCTCCACCGTGATTGATGGGGTGAGTTACACACAGCCCAATCAAGTTTATTCGCAACCCGCTGTTTATTCGCAACCTTCGGTGATGTACAGTAGGGGTGTGTCGGCCGCTTCTTGCTCCACCTGAAGGTGAGCATTCACAGCCGGTCGGCTGTCTGATCTGACTGCTTTGTTTTTCGCAAAAGGAGTCCACAATGGCTGAAGTAGTTGGTGCCGGTGACCTGGGTTTGGTGTGGGAACATCTCGATCATCTGGTCAGCGACATTCTGGCCGGTGATTACGGACATGCTGTTACGCATGTCTGGCCTATTCTTGATCAAATCAGGATGGCGATGGCTGGGGTTCCTGTGATTTCTGGGGCAGTGGTGACGGTTAACCCTGCCATCCCTGATCTTGAGGTTGATGAGAATAAAAAGGCAAAAGTCATTGAAGCCTTGAATGCTGTCATGCTATTTCGCGACGGTATGAAGGTTTCACAGGGGCTTACCAACGCGACCGATTGGAAAGCCTTGTTGAAGTTGGTTCTGGCTCTGCTTAACAATTTGCTTTGAGCAAATGTGAAGTGCTGGGTGAGATTAATCTCACCCAGCACTTTTATTTTTTGCAAATCGTTGACGTACACTGTAAGTAAAGATACATTCGATGGAAGGGGCGGTCGAAAAGAGGGATTAAAATGTCGGTACTCGTTAACCGAAAGGTCGTTTTAAATTCCTCTAAGTTCAGGGAAGAGACTCTGGACGGTAGGAAATTCTTGGTCGTTCCCACTGTGTTAATCACGGACGGTGTTCACGTTGGTAACGCCGGGGCGTTGTATTATCCGTCAGGCACTAATTCAAAAAACCCGTCTGACTGGAATCATGCCCCGTTGGTGGTTTACCACCCAGAGATTCAAGGTCAGTTGGTGAGTGCCAGGACTCCTGACATCATCGAAAAACGCAAAGTCGGCTACATTTTCAACACCACTTATAATGCCCCAAAATTGATTGCAGAGTCTTGGTTTGATATCGAAAAGACTGATAAGGTGGATCCAAGGATTATTCCCGCCATCCGCAACGGTGAGACGCTGGAAGTGTCAACCGGGGCGTCGATGGCGGTAGAAGATAAGGTCGGTGATTTTGGAGGAGTTCAATATACCGGCGTCGTTCATAACATACATCCTGATCATCTCGCAATCCTCCCAGATCAGATTGGGGCGTGCAGTAAAGATAAAGGCTGTGGTTGCGGGGTGAACGTTGCGAATAAATCGAAAAACATGCAATTGGTCATGAACCAAACTTCTTACGGAAATATTCTCCGTAAAATTGAAAAAGCGATGGAAGTCAAGTACGGATATGTTTATGTCCGTGATGTCTATGACGGCTTTTTCATTTATTCGGTCAGTCTTGATGGGGAGCGGCGTTATTACCGGCGTGATTATTCAGTTGATGGCGACGGTAGCGTTACTTTGGTTGAGGCTGAACCGGTTGAAGTGAAATGGGTGCAAGAGTACCGAACCGTTGACGGCAAATTCGTCGGCAACACAGATAAGGGGATTAACGTGGACAATCGCGAAAAGTTGATCAAGGATATTCTGGCCTGCAACGTCGGTTACGAAGAGACGGACCTGAAGGGCTTCGATGAAGCCACCCTCAAGGTCCGTTTGGAAAAAGCAAAAGGAAGCATCGTCGCCAACAAGACTGCTCCTGTAGTGGTTGAGCCGCCCGTCGCTTCTCCCGCCGCCGCTAACCCGTTTGAGTCGTTCCTCGTTGCTAACGGCATCAACGCTGGCGAGCTACAGGATTTGATTCTCGGTGCCCGTGATATCAAGACGACTTTGATCACCAATATCACCGCCAAGTCTGATAAGTTCCCGATGGATTGGTTGCAGAAACAGCCGATCAAGGCACTTCAGACGATTGAGTCGCTTGTTGTCCCCCAGCAAGTTGCGACGGCTCCGGTACAGGTCGTTAACAGTGGCTGGTATGGTGGGCAGGCTGTGGCGAATGCTTCTCCTGGGCACAAGCAGGAGCCGCTCGCTCCGGTTGATGTCCTCACGCTGGTTTCTGCCAAGTAATTGATTTAAGCAAAACGAATAACGGAGATCCTACAAATGCCGAATACGATTGTGTTGAAAGGTGACCTCTACCGTAATTCGGAAGAGGCTTACGCTGACGGGGCGATTACCCCCGGTATGCTCGTTGAGAACACCACCACCGCCACCACTCAGCCGGGTGAACGCCCCCGCGTCCAAGCCCACTCCACGGCGGGCGGGTATGCGGAAAAGATGTTCGCTATTGAGAACTCTTATCGTGGCGGTCGGTCCACCACCACGTTGGACATCGAAGGCGGGCTGATCGACGACGCTTATGCGGCTGATGATCTGGTTTTCATTCATTATGCGCAGCCGGGCGATGAAATTTATGCACTGTTGCCGGCGAATGCGGCGGCTGTAATTAAGACGGATTTCCTCACCTCTAGCGGTGACGGCACGGTCAAGAAGGCTACCAGCACGGATCAGCGGCTGTTCAAGCCCTTGGAAGCTGTTGATAACTCTGCGAATTCGTCCACCGCTCGCATCAGGATTCGTGTTCTATAATTGAGTTTATTTTTACAAAAACCGGGGGTAGCTTGATAACCCTGGAAATCAAGGAGAATAAAAGTGAGTGATCAGGTTACCGCCTCTGTTGAATATCTGAATCGTGGCAGCATTTCTTCCAGCATTGCTTCCACGCTTCTAAACAACGACATGGACATGAATGCCCTCCGTCCGTATCGGGGGCAGGACGGTCGGACGTACATCGACCGTTACGTCGGTAACGGTAAGTACGAACCGAAGCTGGTGGCGAACGCTGACGCGGCGCTGCCGTTTGAGGCGTGGCGTGAGATCGACCGGGCTGTCGTTGATGCGGCGAAGCCGGAACTCCGCATTATGGGTGATTTGGCTGCCGCCGGACTTGTGCGTACCGTTGACGCCATGAGCCTGACGATGGTTTCCTATCAGACCCGCACGGGCGATGCGGAAGCCCGTATCGTGATGCGGCCGACGACTAGGAGCCGCCGGGACCGTCCGTCCTACGGGATTCGGAACACGCCCCTGCCGTTCATCATCTCCGATTGGTCGTTCGACATCCGTGACATCAACATTGCCCGCAAGGGTGGGCAGCCGCTCGATCTGACTCAGATCCGCGAAGGAACGCGGGCTGTAATGGAGACGGCTGAAGATGCCCTCTTGGGCGTTTCCACCGCTTTTGAGTATGACGGCGCTTCCATGCCCGGTATGCTCAACTTCAGTGACGCACTGACCAAGGTGCTGACTGCCCCCACCGCTGGCGGGTGGACGCCGGAAACGCTGTACAACGAAATCAATTCGATGCGTCAGTTGTCGATTGATAACTACTTTGCCGGCCCGTGGATGCTGTACTTTAGCGCTCCGTGGGATATCTACCTCAACAAGAAATACAGTGCGGCTTATCAGTCTGGTACGCTGCGTTCTGAGATTCTTGGTTTGGACGGCATCAGCGGCGTTCGGATGCTTCGCCGTCTGTCTGGTTACAAGATCATTATGATCCAGATGTCGGACAACGTTTTCCAGATGATCAACGGACTTCCGATCCGTGCGTATCAGTGGGAAGGTCCGGGGGGTTGGGAGATTCACGGGCGGGTGATGACTTGCGTTGTACCTCAACCGCGTTCGGATTCGGCCGGGCAGACCGGTATCGTGATCGGTTCTACCTGATTCTTTTAGGAGTGGTTAATAATGGCTGAGATGCGCGCCTACGAAGTGATTTCCGGTAAAGCTTCTGTCCCCACGGATGGCCCCGGCTCACCTGAAGTTGTTTATAAAGGGGGTGATGTTCTTGAACATCACCTCCCACTCAGCGAGATGTTTCCGTTCAAGTTCGCTCTCGTTGACCGCACGGAGCTATTGAACGCAGGCGTCAAGGTGAAGGGGAAGCGGAAGAAGGCCGCTTCCCCTGCTCCGAAAAAGGACGAACCGGAAGAGGTCACGGAGGAGCCAGAGGAAGAGGTCGCGGAGGAGCCGGAACAGGATTCCGGTGACGATGTTACGGCTGAGTACCCGCTCGCCGTGAACAACGACCTCACTGTTCGTTATGTCGCGAAGCAAGGGTTCACCATCTTTGATTCCGGCAAACCGTTGAATAGTACGCCGTACCGCTCCAGCAAGGAGGTTACGGCAAAGTTGGAAGAAGTTACTGGTGTGGTGACCAAGCCCAAGAAGCGCAAGTGAGGTGAACGGTGGCGTTTCCGGGTAGAACTGATGCCACTGAAATGGCGAAGATCCTCGATCTTACGACGGGGTTTGACACCAGTCTGCCTATCGACACCGCTAACGAGTTGGTGACGGAGGTGTGCGCCACGGCACTGAAAGCCGATGGCGTCACCCCGTTTCACACCGCTTCCCGTCTGAAGTTGATTGAGACATATCTTGCCTGCCATTTTTATTGCATCCATGACCCCAGAAGCCAGCGTGAACGTGTCGGTCCTTTGACGTTTGAATCTCAGTCAAAGGTAGATCTGGGGTTGGATGTAACCCACTACGGCCAGCAGGCGAAACGATTGGATACCAGCGGCGGCTTGGCGATGCTGGATGAGGCTATCACGGACGGTAAGCAACCTGGGAAATTTGTTTGTTCGTTGAAATGGTTAGGTCGCGCGTACTCTAATTGGCCCAAGTCACCGTCCGATATCCAAGGAGAATAAAATGCCTGAGTATTTGGTTCCTGCTGATAAAAGCCCTTATGCCAGTAACGCTGTCGGCAGCGCTACTTTCACCATTGGCACTGAAGCTGGTAACGCCATTACGGTTAATGTGCAGCTAAAGAGTCAGCAACTGACCGATCTTGCAAAGCGGGCTAAGGTTGATTGGTATCTGGCTGGTGACGCTAACGGTGATTCGCTGGCCTCTGCCGTTGATTCGGTTGCGGCTGGGACCGATGGGGTTGTTCGTGAAACCGTGACCGGTCTTTGTGGTTTCGCAGTGTCTGAAGTTGATGGCGATATCGACTTTGTGATCACGGAAGCGAACGCCACCCCGACTGTTTACCTAGCTATCGTTCTTCCTGACGGTTCTTTGGTGGTTAGTAATGCCATCACCTTTGCGTAATAGGTGAGTTATGGGTTTACAGGCGATGGTTAATCGGAGGTGTACTGTTCAACCCGCGCTTATGTGGGTTAAGAACAGTAACACCGTTGGCGGTAAGCCCCAGTATCCGATTAATCCGACTGAAATCCGCCTCCGTTGGGACGATCAAGTTGAAGAAATCATTGATCGGATGGGGCGAACGGTAATCAGTACGGCAGTTTTGCTGTCTCCTACGCCAATGCCGGAAGGTGCGTGGATTTGGTTGGGCACGCTTGCCGAATGGCGAGCGATGTCCACCTACCCTAGCCGCCCAACAACCTTGCAAGGGGGTTGGGAGATAAAGTTGTCAGGCCATATCCCCGGCTTTGGTGGTGAAGATCTACTCTACAAGGCGAGGATCTAATGATCGTCACGTCACGGGTAAGAAGTAAAGGGATGAGGAGATCCCAGCTTGCTTTGTACAAAGCAAAACTGGGGCGGAAACTTGACGCCGGGCAGGAAGCCGCTGCTCATGTCTTGATGCAGGCGTCGTTGAAGTTGGTTCCGCGAGACACTGAAGCTCTTGCAGACTCAGCCGTAATTGCCCGTACCGGGGCTGGACTGAACGCCGTTCACTATGTCGGTTATGGACTGAAGGAATCTGTTGGTAAGGTTATTTTTGGTAAAGAAGGCATCTACGTTAAGGAGGACGTGTGGTCCCCCAGAGAACAAAGAAACGTTACCCGTAAGCCATACCTCTATGCCAAAAAGCAGCACTGGCTGCCGTACAAGCACACTAACGGCCAGTCTCACTTTTTGAGTGAGCCGATCAGTACGAAAAAAGAAGAGATGCGGATTGCGTTGAGGCAGAAATTGAGTGCGAGTGTTTAATGCAACAGACCCTAGCCAGTCCGGCGAAGATCATCCAAGCCCTGCTTGTGGCTGATGGTTGGGGTGTTATGCCTGGGATCTTCCAAGTAGTCCCCGACCAATCGCTGTTGGTTGATCCCCCACAAATATTTACGGAGGCTGTGCCAGATGATGTAAACTATTTAATCTATTGTCGCAACGTTGCAGGGCGGTCATTTGGGCATGATCAAGATACGGGCCGAATACAGTCCCACAAAGGGGTTAGTATTATGGTTCGTCACCCTAATGAAGATGGCTACACTCTGGCTGAAGGTGTGTTTGATTTTCTTTCAACAATCACTTTTCAATCAGTGACAATAGATTGTTACTCATATAACATACAAAGTGTGTATCCGACTGTTCCGCACCCCATTGATATGGGGGAAGAAGAGAGTAAAAGTCGGTTGCGGTGGGTGATGGATTTCTGTGTCGCGATGCAAGAACCTCCAAGAACTTTAATTGAGGAGTAAATATGTCGGCATCAATTACTTTTTCGACGGGCATTTCGGCTAATGGCGTTTCTGTTAATGCTCAATCAACGGTGACGATTTCTGGTGAGACGGTAGTTCTTGCCAATCCTGACGTTCCGCCGGCTGTCGAAGGTACGTTAAGTGCTCGTACTAATGACACCTCTGGAACGCTGACCATGTCTACGGGACATGGAATCACCACTGGACAGCGGGTTGATTTGTATTGGACTTTGAGCGGTGTAGATTACAAGTGCTACGGAGCTACGGTCGGTACGGTCAGCGGTAACAGTGTGCCTATCGCTTCGGTTGCTGGTGGTGATGCTTTGCCGGTGGCTGATACTACAATCTATGTCGGTAAGTGCGTTGAAGTCCCGTTCAGCTTTGACGCTGACACGCTCGACGCAATTGTTTGGACTAGTAGTATTGTGGGTGGGTACATTGTCCTGAATGACGGTACTTACAATCTTGAGCCGAAGTATTTGGCAGCGGGAAGTTCTGATTACTGGCACACCAGCATTGGGACGGTGAACCCTCTGGCTGGTGAGCTTCCTACGGTTGCGTATCTGAGTCACAGGGATACTTCTTACACAGCGTCTGATCTGAAAGTCGCTGGTTTGATCACTGCGTAATACGGGCAGCGTCCCGCTAACTTCTTTTTGGAGGCTGCATCTAATGGCATTCATTCAAGATGGGTTTCGTACCGTAATTCGCATTGCCGGTTTCCCCGGTATTATGCTTCGGTCGCGAGAGGTTCAGCCTCCGCAGCTTGCTGGTGGCGCTCCGATTGAAACTTATACGATGCATGATGTTCGTGTCATGACGTATGAGCCGCAGCATTTGATTGAAATCGGGGACATCACCGCACAGTGTAACTACGACCCTTCAGTGTACGCTACTATTTTGACCTCTATTTTGAACGTTAAATTGTCGTACACAGTTGTGTTCCCTGACAACGCAACTATCACGCTGTATGCATTTATGTATGAATTCACTCCAGCGTCTTTGCGAAAAGGTGAGTTCCCGTTGGCGGAAGTGAAAATCAAACCGGGCAATCGTAACGGCGTCGGGGCTGAAACTACGCCCACTGTTGTGGCTGGTGTTGGGGCTGGTACACTTGTGTGGCCTCCTGCTCCTCGTCCGGTTGGCGGTTGATTAAAATCAAAGTCCTCTACTTGAACCTCATCCCCCTTTAGTGGGCGCAAGGGGGAGAAAGGGAGTGGGGGGACCACAAGTCCCCCCATTTTATTTTTGCAAAATGCACCCACACAAGCCACCCACACGGAGTTCCAATGTCTGATCAAGTTCCGGTCAAGAAGCGTTTCAGCAAGAAGCTCAAGACGATGATCGTTGAAATTGAAGAAGATGACGGTCAGGTTCGTGAGTACACGCTTTGTGAAATTAGCGGTCCCCAGCGTGACGCTTTTTTGGCTTTGCGGGAAAAGTTTATTGAAGGCGACAAGTTGAAAGAAGGTGCGATTTCCGCCATTGCCGCGAAGTTGTTATCAATGTCACTTCGCGACCCTGAAGGCAAGATGATGTCGGAAATGGAGGCGCTCAACCTTCCTGCTGAAACACAACAAGATCTGTTTACCGAATCGATCAAGCTTTCTGGCATGGATAAGAAGGCGAATGAGTCGGCAAAAAACGACTGAGAGGCGAGATGGGACTTTGGTTCCGTCTGGCCTCTCACTTGGGTGAGCCTGATATCGATAAGTTGATGGAAAAGGTGTCTTCCACTCGATTTGTTGACTGGAACTATTATCTAGATGAAGTCGAGTGGAAGCATCGCTCTAAACTAGATCACTACTTATCTGCCATCAGGTTCGATCTTAACGTAATTATTCATGTGTTTCGTCAGTTTTGCGGAGACAAAGAATCACTTCCACCGGAACTTGAAAAGATGTTTATGGAGTTCCGTAGTGGGGATGAGCCTGACAGTCCGACTACCACTGTACTTAAACCTCCTCCAGGCCACGGTTACGGCATGGATGGGGTTAACGGTGATTTTGAAAAGGGCTATGGGTTGCCCGGAATCGATACCGATTCTGATGCTCCTCTTAGTGAAGAATGGCAGCGCGCAACAAGAGAGCAAAAAGCCATATGGATGGGGGCTTTTGCTGGCTCTATAGTGAGTTATACGCCTGGGAGGCTCGATAAGGAGCAAACTGATGAGTACCCCGACACCGGGCCAATCCCAACAGCTTGAGTCATTAGTCACCAGCATCTTCATGAACGCAGATCAGTTTAACACTGAATCTGGGAAGGTGCTGGCGACTATTGATGCGATTAAGGAGAAGTTCGCCCTGATGGGGGCGATGATCACTAGAGCCGCGTCTTCCATCTCTCATGGAATTTCTACGGCAAATCAAGGACTACAGTCAACACTTCAAGAACTGACCAGTAAGTCCAACTTTGGACAGATTGGACAGGGCGTAGACGGTTTGACGAAGTCTTTGAAGTCTCTTCAAACCGGCTTAGACAAGTTAAATAAAAACAGTTCCGTGGTGACGACATTCACTCAGAACTTGAGTGGGTTTACTGCGGAATTGAATAAATTGGTTGGGGTGGCGACTGGGATCACCACACTCCAAACCAATCTTGAAAATTTTGTAAAAGCATTAGGCACGATGGCGGCACAATTGCCTAAAGGGGCGTCTGACTTCACCCGTTCTTTAGGGCAGATCGGCAAGTTCTTGGACGGTGTGAATAACCTTAATTTTGACAATTTACATCAATTGCCGGTAGCGATGAATTCCTTCTTCCGCAGGATGGGGAAGGTCTTAGGTGGGGTTGATCTGTCTGCATTGCAGATTGCCACTTCGGCATTAAGCCGAATGGGCACCTTTATGAACGCTTTGTCAAAATTTAAGTATACGAGCGTTCAAGCTAAATCACTGGCTCAAATGCAAGGTGCGTTGTCCCGATTGTTTGACACAATGTCACACGTTGGTGGTTTGAAAGACATCGACAAGGCTGGCGTAGCTATGGGGCACATGTCTTCCATGATGCGAGTCATGGGGCAATCCAGTCCTAAGCGAATCGGCAGCCTAGTTCAACCGTTGGACAGCTTACTAAATGTTTTTAGCAAAGTCCCTCCCGATCAAATTGCGAATACGGCCAAGTCATTTGGTGCTTTAAGTCGGGCTATGCGTAATATGGCGGGGGCTATTCCGTCTAATTTAGTAGCTTCAGCACAAGCTACGGCCCGTGCTATTTCTATTTTGAATAGCATTAACGTTGGTAAGAACGCCGTCCAAGCTGCGAATGTTATCAGCAAAATTGGCGCGGCCATGAAGAATGTTGGGGCCGGTGGACCTCCGGGCGCTGGCGGTAAGGCCGGTGGTTGGATGTCTAGCTTTTTCAACAGTATTCAAGGTGTGTCCGGGGCGGCGTCGGCGGCGTCTGGTAATGTAGCTCGTCTAGGTTACGATTTTATGGCGCTGGAGCGAAACGCTGACAGTGCCGGGGCTTCGCTGTTGTCACTGCGTTATGGTTTACTTGGGCTAGGGGCGGTCGGTTTATTCCAGTTTGCTCAATTAGATGATGCCCTTATGCGACTTTCCGTTCATTCCAGAGATTTCAATCAAAGCAATCGGGCGTTTATCACACAAGGCATTTTCTCGCTGTCCGGTAAATCCACTTCAAGCGCCAAGGAGATGGCTCTTGCTTTGGACAATTTGATGTCCAGCGGATTGTCAGCCAGTATGGCGATGAAGGTACTGGCGACGGCTGAAGACTATGCTGTCGCCAGTGGCATGAAGCTGTCGGAATCCGCCAAGGGCTTGAACGATCTAATGCACTCAATGAACCTCGTTCCCTATGAAGAGGGGGCAGATGGGGTTGAGAAGTATCTAGCTAATTATCAAAAACTGGCTGATCTGATCGTTGGAGTTGCTCCGCAAGTCGGATCGACTGAAAAAGAAATGATGGGGGCATTCACTTCCCGTTTCATGACGGCATCCAGACTTGCAAATATGTCCATTGAAGAATCCATTACCGTTCTTGGGCTGATGTCCCGCGCTGGGGAAGCCTACCGTGGACAAAAGGGCGGTAACATCGCCGCCCGTGGCATCGAGATTTTGGCTTTGAGGTCTGTGCCAAATCGGCAAATGTGGCTTCATATGCTTGGCTCTGAAGCGCAAGATGCTGCCGGGGAAGTGAAGCCGCTGTTTGAGCTTCTTGAATTGATGCAAAAGAAAATGGCGGCTACTGGTACGGAGAAGTTCATTGCCGAAATGATGAAGTTGGGGATCAAGGATACTGAATCGTTTAACGCGGTTGAGCCTCTACTTCGCACCGTCGCCGGGGCCAAGGACTTGCGACGTGAAATGGAGTTCATGAAAGATGCCGCTAAAAAGGCGGCTGATGCGATTCGGATGAGTCTAAAAAGTCAGATGATGATTTTGTGGAACACGGCGTTGAATACGGCGTTGGTAGTTGGTTCCCATCTTGCCCCGGCTCTGTACTTAATTACAAAGCCGATTACCGACATGTTGTATAGTTTCACGATGCTGAATCCAGCCATCCAGAATTTTGTGGTGTTGGCGACCACAGCTTATCTTGCGTTAGGGCCGTGGCGTACTTCATTGTTAAGCTTAGGGAAGCTCGCCATTTCCCCAATTTTGAACATGGCGAGTGCTTTCATTTACGTCTTCAAAGTTATCATGAATTTTGGGATTGCGATCCTTAATATCCCGACAATGATTGCTGACGCTTTTGCTTCAGTCAAAAAGTTTTTGCTGGATGTCTGGACGGTAATTACCAAAATCGCGATGACGATTGCTTCACCGTTTGTGGCCGCTTTCGGTGCGGTTTGGTTTGTGGTGAAAAATGTTTTTTGGGGGATTTCAGAAGTTATTGGCGTTATGCAAAAGCTGTTTGACGTTATTACTGATTCGATAGTTGCTGTATATAAGACTGGACTCAATTTGCTTTCATTTTTAGGTAGTATGGCTTCTATGGCTTCTATGTTGTTGACTAGTTTAGTTGGGGCCGCTTCGTTCTTTTTAATTATTGGACCTGGGCTTGCAGTTCTTACCACATTAGTTGGTGGAGCGTTTGCGGCTATTGGGGCAGTTGTGGGAACCCTCATAATTGGTGTTGGTCAGTTGGTTTACACAATTGGTGTTGGATTGGTTGCCGCTTGGGGAGAAGTCAGAAAGGCTACTACATCTGCCATCGGATGGATTGGAAGTAAGGTAAATGAAATCAGTAGCTCTGTGACTTCGGTCTGGGATAACATGAAGTCTTCTTTAGCTGGCTTTTTAGGTCAGTTCAAGGAAGCAGTTACTTTCATGGCTGGGTTCCTTTGGAACATCAAAGAAAATGGCAGAATCGTATTTGATTGGTTGGGACAGCATGGAGAGCAAGCCTTTAAAGATCTGGCGACCGCTGTGTTTATCGCTATTGAGGTCACAGGCGGTAATTTAATGAAGATGTTGAAGGGGGCCGCTAACGCTGCAATGGTTGTTGGGGCAGCTATTTGGAATACAGTTGTGGCTTACGGCGGTGGGGCAGTTAACTGGCTCTACAATAATATGAGTAACCTAGCTCATGATATCGGTTTGGTTTTTCAATCAGTAATTAAGTCAATCGGAGATAATTTCTTATTACTGCTGCCGATATTCGATGTGATTGGTGATTACTTATATCGTGTAGTTAATTACTCTTTTATGATGTCAGAAGCTGAGAATAAAAGAGATAGAGAGAACGTAGCTTTTCTTATTAAAGATAGAATCAGTTCAGCCTTCAGAAAAATGAAAGGACCATTGGATAATCTTGATACCAGTAAATTTAAGACAGACGTTAAAGAAACTGAATTTGCTAAAGTAAAAGGCAGTCAATGGGCCGACATGATTAAGGAAGCCAATGCATCAACGGCCACAACTTGGGGGAATGTCGGTGAAGATATGGCTAGGGCTTTCTCCAAAGAGATGGCTTCGCTTCAACCTATTTTGGCTGGGTTTGAGTTGCTGAAAGATTCCCCTATTTGGAATCAACTGCTGTCAGCTTTAAATCTAACCTTACCTGATAGTAAAACAGCAGCAGATTATTACAAAAAAGCAACTGGTTTGGCTGGTGGCGAAGGAACCGGCCCGTCTCTTGAGACGCGGGGCCGTGAGTTCAGTCTGAAGCAGAGTTCTGCCGCACGGTTTGAATTCGGCGGGCAGGAGTTGTATCGTATTCAGTACCAACAGTTGGTTACCCTACAGGCTATTAATTCGACGTTGCAGACTGGGTTCGCTCAACGTGGTATTCCGGCAGCAAACCCTCATGCCATCCCTATCCGCACCATGCCAACCGCTGAACCTACTTTGAGGCCATAATGCCTACCGTCAATAAAGATCGACCGCCAGGACTATCCGGTTCTTATAACCGTGGTGCTTGGCGGTCTTTGAAAAATCAAATCAGACTGCATTATACGCAAGCGGAATTGACGGCTGCCGTGGCTAGGGGTCCGCAGTTTTTGAATTTAGTAGTTAATGACTTGGAGTCTCTAGGGTACGCTCCGCTGTCCAGCATCGCCGCTAACGGACTGCCTACGGCGCATCCAGCCCCAGGCGATCCTAGTAACCCTTATGGTTGTTTGGTTCTAACGGATGTTTCGATCAGTTTTGTTGGCGGTAACACCGTCGTCGATGCTACTTTGACTTACGAACATTTAATGGATGGCTTCAATCAGATTTTGCGTAACCCGAATTCGCGAAGACTGTACGTTAAAGCCCGTGCTAGCGTCACAGAAAAAGCCACTAATTTTTATCACCCAAATGGGAACAAATCACTTCCAAGAGAAGTGATTACTACGTCTCACACTTATGAGACGTTGGAAACCGGCATTCCGAATGCCCCTTACGATCCTGCTTTACCAAGAACTGTAGTTACTACCGGTGAAGTTAGTGTTCCGTTCCCCGCTGAGAACTTTACCTTACAGGGGATCTGGTTCACTGATGACATCATTGCGGATAAAAACAATTTACAGGGGCATATCAACGAAGATGTAATTCTTGGTAAACCTCCTAAAACGTACCTATGCTCTGAGTTCACTTACGAAATGCATAATTCGTATTTGAAGGCGCATCAGCAGGGTAAAAAGGGAGCTTACAAAGTTACGATGGAATTCCAGTACAATTACGATACCTGGGAACCCACTGTCGTATTTAATGACCAACGCACGAAAGGCCCGCCTGCTTCTGTTCAGCCGGCGATTGAATATGACATCAATGGGACTTTGAACCAAGCCAGGAACCCAATTAACTTTGCATTACAGCCGGCTGGATGGTGGTTAGTTCCCGTACTTCCAACTAGGAACTTTAATTACTATCTTGGTGGTAGTGCCGTAGATCCAATTATCTTTGAACGGGTTGGCCCATAATGGCTTTTCGTAATCCAAAGCCTGATCGGTTCAAAGGTGGCGATCCGCTACCTGGGGCTTCTGATCTTAATAAGATCAAGGACGCCGCTCCTGGGCAGATACTTGGTGCTAATGTATCGAAGCTGGGCGATAAGGTTAGCATTAACCAACCGCCTACATCACTGCACACCCCAGATCATCGATTTTATTCTGACAAATTCGTAGTGCGTTCTGTTGAAGATGACTATTTGGTGTGCGCCCCATTAGTGTTCCCACAGGGCGCAACCGGGTGGTGGGGAGCGGTCGAGTATGACTCGACGCGGGGAGCTACTTCAACTGACTTGTTCTATGTCGCCAAACCCACTCACTTTCAACGCACTTTTTATGAAAACAAAACGATAACGCTGGACGGCGTTGATACGACCTACACCTATGCAGCCGGTGGGAGGTTCGCCACCGTCAATAGTATCGCCACATTTGAACAAGTAAGTCCCGCTTACTTCATCGGTGATATCATCACGGCTAGGCGAACAGTAACTGGTTTATTAACCCCGGAAACCCCACCAAGTCCTATTTTGTGGCAGGATGTTAATGAAGCGGGGCGGGTGTGGAAGAGTGACACAGAGCGTCCTGAATACTTTGTGCAAATTACATCGCTCCCGCCTGTTGACACGGGAACAGCGTGCAACCTTGGAACTGGCGTAATTCTGTCTACAAGTGATGGGTGCAATTACACTACTGGGCAAGCTGTATTCATCGCTCCGTTAAATGACTCACCGGCTTTGATCGTTAATCGCAAATACCGGGCTTGGGAGCCAAACTACTCAGCCGTCGATCTAGGTACGGTCACGCCTACTTTAATTGTTGATCCTACTTACGTCAGTGCTGATTTTTCGTATTACGTCTACCGTGATGACTGCGTCGGCGGTAGGGTTTATCGCTACAAGCAATTAATCTCTTTGACGGAAGGTGTGTGGACTAAAGGCCCACTACTTTTCGACACATTGCAAGGTTGCTGTGACTGCCAGACGGTTGGTACTGGTACGCCGGCTTGTTGGTGCGGTAACGAGCCACCGGCTGAGACTATGCCAGCGTGCGTCACTTTGACTACCACGTTGCCTTGGTACTGGCAAGGACGCTATCGAACGTCAATCACAATCAGTGGGGTTGCGAGACGGTATGGGCTTGGTTTAGGCGGGGGTGGTCCGCCGTGGGGGTATTACCTCACTGCTCCTACCGGACCAGAAGCCCCGATGAAGGAAGATGATGCCCCGCGTGAGTGGGTCGTTCAATGGTCTGTTTCTTGTGAAAATGGAAACTATGTACCGTCAGCACTGACATTGAATTACAACAACGTCAGTGCCCCGTCTGAGGAGCAAGCGTACAGCGCTGAAGCAACCAGTGAAACCATCTCATGCGTTGACGGGCAACCATGCTTTGAGTTCACTTACATCAACATGCCTTATTCTGGTCCGGCTGGGACTGGTACGGCGGACGCTGCCCTTAGCGTAGGGAACTGCGCTTTACCATGCACTGAATTGGTTACTGGTAGTACCGGTTCCCCCTCCGCTTGCGTCTGTCCGGTGTCTACTCTGTTCTGTGTTGGCGTTCCGTCTTCAGCGCCTTATGGTTATTCTGGCAATTACACTCTTTACGGGTATGACACTGAGTCAATTATTTGTACCTGGGTCGGTGTCAACAGTTGCGGTACTTATCAAAATGGTGATCACGGAGCTTATCTGTATTTAGCTCACAGTATTAAGTATTTAATGTTTAGGGACTCCGTCACTGATTTAATTGTTGCGGAATACCGTTGTTCATCTGAAGCATGGTCTTGTGAAGGTGCAACCTTCACAAGGTTTTCAGGTACTGGATGGCCTGAAACACTTGATGTTCTGGTAGCCGGGGCGTGCATCAGTCAACCGTGTGATGGAACTGGGTCGGCTTCCCAACTAACTACTCGACCGCCGGGACAGTGCTGCCCAGATAATCAGGCAATACTAACCATCACTATCCTAAGTGCTACTGGTGGTTGTGCTTGTTTGATGACTCAGGGCGGATTCCCGGCTAACGCCAGCTGGACTGCTCCAAATCAGTGGCAAGGAACTCCGGTTCCCGACTCAGGTTGTATGGCCACTGGTGGGATTATTTTCCTCCTTGATTGCGTGGGTAATGCCTACATTCTGACCGTCACTGAGTACGAAGATCCGGGTAACCCTCAATATTACTACACTTCGGCTGGCAGTTGCTCGCCGCTGTCTCTAACCTTCACTGGCATTACGTTAACATGTGGTGGTGTGATCAGCGTCAGATTCAACGAGTGATGTCATGTATGGAATTGCTTTGACGGAGCGGTTTGCGTGTAAAGACCGTGGGTTTGCTTTACGCAAACCCACCAATGAAAAGCATACTGATGGGGTGGTTGTATTTTCTTGTAAGCAATATGGCGAATGCACGTTAGTCAGGAAGCTCGATGAGCTTCCTACATGTGCAGCCTGCTTAACTAGGAACAGTGATTCTAAAGAACCGCCTGTACGAAGTGTTCAGTTAAAGACTGTTCCTGATTGCGATTATCGTTCTGCTGAATCAGTTAAAAATGTCGCGTGCGCGTGCCCAAGTGGTAATCGTACTATCCCGGCTTACAGTTGCACTAAACACGGACTGTGTACAGTCAGCACCACTTTCATACCGTCTGATAAATCGGTAAAGGTTTGTGCTTTGTGTACTGATTACTCTAAAGCAGAGTCGAAATCCCCCAAGAAATGGGCTTATGGGGTTACAACCGTTCCGTCCCGCAAATCAAACCTTTTGGTAAAAACAATCACCAGTCTGGCTAAAGCCGGATGGGATAATCCACGTCTATTCGTGGACGGTGGTTCGGTTGATGACTGGAAGGGTTGTAAACTTCCTCTAACGATCAGAGAGAAAACGAACGCTCTGTCTAATTGGTGGTTGGGGATGCATGAGCTTTACGCTCGCAACCCTCTAGCTGATTATTTCATGATGGTGCAAGATGACGTGTTGTTCGTGTCTAATTTAAGGGAATACATTGAGGCAACGCCTTGGCCCGGAAGAGGTTACTTGAATCTTTACACTTTCCCAGATAATTTAGTGATTGCACAAGGTAAAAAAGGTTTCTTCAGAGCTAGTACCAAAAAGATGGGGTTAGGGGCACTCGCTCTTGTTTTTGACAAAGAAAGCATCGTCAAAATATTAGCCTCTGAACACATGGTTGAAAAGTTCCGGCCGATTGACGTGGTAACCGGAAAAGAAAAGAAGCAACCGCAAAGGGCGGTTAAGGCAATTGACGGTGGCGTTGCGTGGGCGATGTCGGTTGCCGGGATGAGTGAATGGTGCCATAACCCATCACTGGTTCAGCACATAGGTGAAGTCTCTACGTTAGGGCACAGCAACCCCACCGCAGTGTCATTCCCCGGTGAAGGTTTTGACGCCAGGAGTTTGTTATGACTGAGTCTGAATGTCTTGCGAAAATGAAATCACCTGGGCAGCGAAAGCCTGGGAAATGGATGGAAGGTGTTATTCAAATTCTTGTCACTCATTCCTGTGATAAGGTTTGCTTTAACTGCACGCAATTGAGTCAACTTGCTCGACCAAAATGGGAGATGACGCCTTCTCAATTTGAGAAGGCGTGTTTGTCGCTTAAATCATACTTTGGGGTGGTTGGTGTATTTGGCGGGAACCCCGCGCTGTCGAAGTATTTTAAAGACTATTGCCGGATTATGCGGGACATTATTCCGTTCCGCAATCGTGGGTTGTGGTGCAATAACCCGATCACTTTAGAGAACGCCAAGGAGATGTGTTCCACCTTCAATCCGTTGGTGTCCAACTTAAACGTTCATCAAGATAAAAAAGCTTACGACCTGTTCCTTGAAGGTTGGCCTGAGTTGAGTCGGTGCCCATCTAACCTATTTGGTTTAAACGGAGACAGTCGTCACAGTCCTCCCTATGTTGGGATGCGTGATCTTAACGAGTTGCCGGTGTTCAATTCTAAAAAGCAAATGATTGCTGCGGTGCCGAATACTCAAGAGAATCGACATATTTTGATTTCGGATTGTGACATCAATCAACACTGGTCAGCGGCCATCGGTGTGTTCCGTGGTGAGTTGCGGGCGTGGTTCTGTGAAATCGCCATGTCTCAAAGTATTCACCACCAGTATGAGTCTGACTACCCAGACACCGGTATTAAATTGTTTCCGGCAAATGGAGTTAACTGGGAGGAATCAAACGGCATGGTGCGGGGGGCTTCTCAGCATTGGTGGGAGTTGCCTATGCAGAATTTCGTAAATCAAGTTCGTGCGCATTGTCATGACTGCGGAGTTCCTTTACGCGGTTACGGTGAATTGGCTTTGAGTGAAGCCGGTAAGGAGCAAGTCAGTAAAGCCCATAGTCAGCATTACATTCCGAAGAGGCAGGGCAGGGCGGTTGAGTTGGTTACAGCATTGGAGCAACTAGGCGCTCCTTTACAGCGAACTACGGACTATATGGGCAACGCCAGGAAGTGACATGAGGGTATTCGTAACAGGTACGGGCAGATGCGGCTCTGTGTCATTTAGAGCCGCATGTAAACACATTGTGAACTACGATTGTGGTCATGAGAGTAATTGTGGGTTGCTGGAGTACCCAGATAATTGGATTGAAGTAAACCCGCATTTGCGGTGTTGTATCGTTCATGTTGCCAGGAAGTACCCTGATTCAATTTGGGTGCATTTGGTACGGAGTCCACAGGCTTGCATTGATTCATTGGCCCGTTTAGACGACGGCGCAATCATGCGCGCTTACGCGATGCTCTACCCGTCTGTCATGCCGGCGAATAACCCTGCTGATTACGCTTACCGCTATTATTGGGCTGAAATTGATTCCATCAATGCACAGCTAAAAGTAGCTGGAGTGCGGTATTTGGAAATGCATCTAGAGAAAATCAAAGAAGAGTGGCCGACATTTTGGGAATTGATTTCTGCAAAAGGAAACTATAAAGCATCAATTGATTCCTGGGATATTAAGCGGAACACTAGTGAAGAAAGGAAACTATCGTGAGCGGACCATTGCTTGCGATTTTGGTTCCGTGTATGAGTAGTCGCCCGTGGGAAAAAGTAGTTAACGCTATCAGGTTACAGACTTTTGGCACTGAAGCCGTTGTGCGACATCTTGTTGATAATGGCGAAATGACCAGCGGACAAAAGCGTCATGTTTTAACGCAAATGCCCGAAGTGAGAATGGCTAAGTATCGGGCGTTTGTTGATGATGACGATGTGGTGTCTAGAGACTTTGTCAGTCAACTTTTAATAGGCTGCACTAAGGGCGTTGATGTAGTTTCATTCAACCTGAGATTTAATCATCAAGCCAGGACAAAGTCAGAAGTATGGAAATTCGGATTATACCCGAATGACCGCAAGTCTGGGCTAATGTGCGTCAATCATTTGTGTGCGTGGAAGACAGAAATCGCAGACAAAGTAGCTTGGTGCCCCAGTCTTGGGTATGGTGATGACCACATTTGGTTTGAGCCTTTATTCCACGCAGGGCTTATTAAAACTGAACATCATATTAACGCAGTGTTATATGACTACATGTTCAATCCCACAGTGACTGAAAATCAAAAGCGAGTGGCGATTGCTAAAGCAAAGAGCTACGTTGGCTCTGGCTTAAAATGCTTCAAAATGCCCAACGGTAGTATTTTGGTGCAAGACGGGCATGATGCTCCTGTTGGTAAAATCAAATTGCGTGATAACAGTAATTTGACCGATTACGTTGACGACCGCCCAGAATTAAATCGACACTACTACCACACCGCAACCATTGTGTGATTTATGAAAGTCATCGAGTCGGAAGAGATTACCAAGCGTGACTATTTCCCGTTGCTTTGTAACAAGCGCGGGATCATTGAGGCTATGGAGATCGGGGTTGATTCAGGTAACTACGCTAAAAAGTTCATGCAGCAATTTGACGGAATCATGTTGTGGTTGATCGACCCTTACTTACCTTATGATGAAATGCCCGGTTTGCGAACCGCCGACATGATGATGGCTGTACAGGCGATGGCTCCTTATCATGGTTCCGTTAAATTCTTTATGCTACGTTCTGTTGAAGCAGCAGAACAGTTACCTAGCTGGATCAGACCGAAATTCATTTACATCGACGGCGATCACAGTTACGACGCCGTCAGAATGGATATCGATGCGTGGTGGGATAGATTGCCGGAAGATGGAATCCTAGCCGGGCATGATTACCAAGAATCTCATCAAGGGGTGGTTCAAGCCGTCAATGAGTTTGCAGAGCATTACAACTTGACGGTGAGATTGACTAAAGGTGATGAACCTTCACCCGTGTCATGGTATGTTTACAAGACAGAACCCAAGTCATTTGAGTTCATCGCATGAAAGCCTTTATTGTCTCTGTAGATTACACTGACATCTTGGCAATGACGTTGCCAATTCAGCGTAAATTCTTTGATAGAGTCACAGTGATTACCAGTACGGCTGATGCACCTAACGTCAGCAAGGTGACTGATCTATTAGACGTACAACTGTTCGTTACCGATTTGTTTTACGCAAATGGAGCGGACTTTAATAAGTGGGCGGCTTTGGAAGCCGGGTTAGATGCGTGCGGAGGCAGAAGCGGTTGGATCACGATTTTAGATGCAGACGTTGTGTACCCTGAAAATGCTAAATTTGATTTAGTGAAAGGTAAGCTTTATTCACCTTTACGGTATATGTATCCTGCACTGGATCGAATACCGCCAGAGGATGAGTGGAGTAAATACCCTATTCATCGTAATTGTTCAGAATGGGCTGGCTACTCTCAAACGTTCCATGCTGAAGATCCTGTTTTGGGGATAGCTCCTTGGCACCAAATCAATTGGCGTCATGCCGGCGGGGCTGATTCTTTTTTCCAAAGAAAATGGGACATCAGGAATAAAGTTCGCCCAGAATGGAATTGTCTCCATGTTGGACCTTCTGGCTGTAACTGGACTGGAAGGGTTAGTGCTTACGCCGATGGATCAGTGCCATCTGATGCTGATTTTAAAACACAAAAGCTCAGAAAGTACATGAAACAGCGGCAGCAAACGAGAAGTTATTTATCGGAAAAGTTGCCATGATTTGCTATACTAAAAAATAACCTCTGTGACTAATGGAGACTTAAATGAAGATCAGTAATCTAGCAAGAAGCGCCGCCGCCGATGCTGTTGTTGATTTGATTGATGGTGGGGCGGGGGCTGGGTATATTCAGGTTCGTACCGGGACTGCACCAACTAATACAACTGATGCCAACAGCGGAACGTTGTTGGCAACTCTTACATTCAGTGATCCGGCTTTTGGTGCCGCATCCAGTGGTGTAGCTACAGCTAATGCCATCACCTCCGATTCAAGCGTTGATGCTACTGGCACGCCTGGGCATTTCCGTGCTTTTGATTCTAACAATGTTTGTATCTGGCAAGGAACCGCAGGCAGTGGGCAAGAACTGGATATCAGTGGTTTGGTAGGTGGTGATTTGATTGCTGGAGGAACTCTTTCCTGTTCCTCCATGACTTACACTCAGCCTGCTGGTAGCTAAGGAGCTTATCAATGAGCAGTGAAATGAATGTTAAGGCGGCTAAAAGTGGACTCACTGGTGAGGTTGCTGTGACCGCACCAGAAAGTCTAGCTGATCAGATTACAAAAATTCAGAATCAGATTCGCACGCTGCGAGCGCAGCGTACCGTAATCACTGAGAGGCTGGCTGTACTGGAGGCTACAGCCACAAAGCTATTCGCTGAAGCTTCGCTCAATAAAAAACAACAGGACTTCATGAGAAAGCTGTCGCCTAGTGAGATTGAATTGTTGGCTTCTCGTAAACCAAAGTAATCAGGAGCTAGTCATGACTGATGCAGAGCTTTTGATTTTACGAAATCACATTAGTAACAGTCCCGACTTGCAGGCGTTCCCGCCTGGACCTGATGGGTCATTTGCTATCGCTGTGGAACTTAATAAACTGGCAGACCCGACATACGTTGTTTGGAAAAACAATGTGTTAGCCCAAGAAGTTATGGAGAATGGTTTCGTTTGGACGGCGGTGGATTCTTTGACCATTGGTAAGGCAAGGATCTGGGAATGGCTCACACGGTTTGGCACATTTGACCCATCCAAACCAAATGTTAGGCAGGGGCTTGCTGATTGTTTTGGAGCTAACTCTGCGATCAGTAACGCAATCCAACCTCACTTGAAGCGTGAGGCTACGAGGTTTGAGAAGTTGTTTTCGAGTGGTGTAGGTAGTGTTGGGTCGCCCGGAACAATGACTTTAACCTCGCCAGTTAGTTACGAAGATGTAGAAAGAGCAAGGTGAGTAATGCCTACTCCACAAGAAATTAAATCTGAAATTGAAAACGAGAACGGACCATTGTTCTCGTCTTACGCTCCTTATTGGTCCGATGTCTTTGCCGACGAAGGTTATTTCTCTGATGGTACTCCACGGGCGTTAAAGCTTGCCCGCCGTCAAGGTACATTAAAGCCCGATGCCGCCGATGCTATTGCAAAGTTACTTAATGCCCCCGGACGGACTCGACGCCGCAAGGTGGTGACGCGGGGGGAACTCATCCTCCTCGCCACCCCGATGATCATCGCCGTCCCGACCCTGCCGGACGCCAAGCAGAAGGTGTGGTCGCTGGTCCTGACGGCACTGGCCGGCGGCAACGACAACATCGACATGACCCAACCGGGCATTCAGCAGATGTTTGATTTGGCGGCGGCAGACGGTTTATTGACCGCCGAAGCTCGCGCCGCCCTTGTGGATGGTGGCGGTGAAGATTGTTCGCGCGCCGAAGAGTTGGGCTGGGACGCGGTGAACTACCGTGACATTGTAGCGGCCAAGGGGGTATGACGTGGCCGACATCAAACGGGCCTACGCCACCTCGTCTGACCTGACCGTCACCAACCTCCACTCCCTGGCGGCGTCCTCGACACTCCTGGGCGGCTGGGAGTCGGGCGTCATCGACAACACCGCCAACCTGTATGATGACTACCGGCTGACCGCCAAGATTACCACCGGGGCCGCCAACCTCCAGTCCGGCGAAATCCGCATGTACGTCGTCGCCATGCTCGATGATTCGACGTGGCCGGACGTGTTCGACGGCACCCAGTCCACGGAAACCATCACCGACGCGGAGATACGCGACGGGTTCTGCAAACTCGCCAAAGTAGTAACCACCGACGCCGGGGCGTCGGACGTGTACTACCTCGACTGCCCGAGCGTGGCGGCGCTGTACAACGGCAACCTACCCCACAAGTTCGTGGTGTTCATCACCCACACCGCCCACACCACCACCAACGCCATCGCCGCCAGCGGCAATCAGGTCACCGTCAAGGGCAGTTACTACACGGCGGCGGCGTGAGGACCGTTGATGCGCCGCAACATCTGCCTGGATAACCCGGTCAACACCGCCCACCCGCTCAACACCGGCCTCGTGGCGTGGTGGCTGGGGCTGGACAACAACTCCGGCGGCGGCACGCTCTTCGACCTGTGCGGCAAGCAGCACGCTTCTCGCACGAACGCCCCGCCGTGGACGGCGGATCGGGGCGGATTCGGCTGCCTCGACTTCAACGGCACCAACCAGTATGCCAGCGCCGCGTTGGACATGTCGGCTTACTACACGATGACGGTGTCGTGCTGGCTGAACCTCGACGCCATAGCCGACACCAGTCGCTACCACGTCAATTTTCCGAATGCGCTCAGCATCTATCACATCGCGAACGCCGGGCAAGGGCTGAAAGTATTCTGGGGCTCGACCAATTTCGGCTACACCAGTTACGCCATGTCGGCGGGCGTGTGGTATCACGTCGCGGTGGCGGTGGACCTGTCGCAGGCTACCGGCGGGGCGGAACTGCGTGGCGTGTGGATCAACGGCGTGGCGTCCGGTTTTGCCGTACAGGCCGGCGCAAACACCAGCGGCACACTGCCGAACGGCACTATCTACTTTGGCTGTCAAACCGGGCCGGGCAGTCACTCCAACGGCCGCGTGGCCGACATCCGAATCCACAATAACATTCTGGATTCTTCGACCGTTTACGCCCTCTACGAGCAGTCGCTGAGGGGCCACCCGGACACGCTGCGGCGCTACTCGACGGCGGCGTTGTTCACACCTCAAGTTGCGTCTAATAACTTTACATCGACATCCGCCTTATCAGCGATAGCAGCGGTTTTTGCTTCAAGTAGCTCTCACACCGGTCCTGCTTTTGCTTCAACAGCCTCATTGAACAGTGAACAAGCTTTGCTAGAAGCAATCTCCGCTCAGACCGGTATAGAGTTTGATTCTGTAAGTGACCTAATTAGCGAAGTCGCCTTGTTTGAAGCGGCAGATGCTCATACTCCACCAGCGTTTACTTCAACTGCTGATTTGGCTGTTGAAGTTGCTTTGCTTTCAGCAAACTTAACAGCGGTTGCCCCCGCATTTGCTTCAACTGCTGATTTGGCTGTTGAAGTTGCTTTGCTTTCAGCAAACTTAACAGCGGTTGCCCCCGCATTTGCTTCAACTGCTGATTTGGCGGTTGAAGTTGCTTTGCTTTCAGCAAACTTAACTCACTCAACTGTGGCGTTCACTTCAACCTCTGATCTGTCGGTTGAAGT